ACAATTCGTCGATGAAACCGTTTGCCGTTTGAGGTATGGCGGTTTGTTCGTTTCTGCAAAAGTCAATTACGGCACGGAGTTTTATTTATCCAACGCAACGGAGTTACGGGAACGTTACAAGGTAGCAAAGGAAAGCGGCGCAAGCGAGGCGGAATTAGACGCCCTACAAAACCAAATCATTGAAACGGAATACCGGAACAATCCAACCCAATTGCAACGTATGTTGACGTTGGCGGAATTGGAACCGTACCGACATTTAACCCGTTCCGAGGTATTGGATTTGTACGGTAAAAACATTATCAGCGAAAACGATATGCGTATAAAGTTGAATTTTGCTAACTTTGTGCGCAGGTTTGAGCGTGAATATTTGAACGTATTGGAGTTTGGGTATAATATGCCGTTCAACTCTAAGATAAATTTTATAACAAATAAATTTAACGATTATGCTAGTGAAAGTAAGCGAGGGCAAAACTAAAGACGTTGCGATTATCGACGTTACGCCCGAAAACTACATTGTCCCGGACAATGAGAAACATTTGTATCATTGCGTTATCGAAATTAAGAAATTCGACAGCGAAACGGGCAAACGGTTATCAATTCCCCGTATTCAGAAGTTCGGCAAAAAGGGTTATGAAAATAGCATTGCCGACAATCTGAAAAAGCAGGGTTACACGATTACCGTATTGCACGACCCCAACGAGTACATGAAAGCGAAAGCCGAGGCGGACGAAAAGGCAAAGGCAGAAAAAGCCAAAGCCGCCGAGGAAAAAGCCAAAGCCGATGCCAAAGCGAAAGCCGAGGCGGACGCCAAAGCCCGTGCCGAGGAAAAGGCAGCGTTGAAAGCCGAGATTTTGGCAGAATTGAAAGCGGCGGGAGTTATCCCGGCGGAACCCGCCAAAGAAACCAAAGCCGATGCAAAGGCAAAGGCAGAAGCCGAGGACAAACCCGGAGCGAAAAAGTAACAGAGTATTAAACCATTAAAAATACGATTATGGCACAGATTGCACAGCAGGACAATTTGGTTATTGAAGTAACAACAACCGCCGCCGCATTGGATGGCGCCACAAAGAAAAAGTTGATTGAATGTATTGAGGGCGGAACAATTACCGACGTCATTTTGGTAACAAAAGAGGTTGAAAAGAAAATCAGCCATGCACGTGTTGTTAGTTGGTTGGTTGACACAACCGGGGATTCGCCAAAATACACAATTGATATTATTAACGCAAACAGCGGAGCAGTAGCAGCAATCGCACTTAATTAATTCAAAGGGAAAGAATTATGTTAACGAGAGAAATTTTAATTGCAAATGCGGCATTAGCCGGATTAACCGACGAACAAATTGCGGCAATTACAACATTGTCCGCCAACGACGAAAATAGCGTTATCGCCAAAAAGACGGGCGAAATTTACGGCGGATTGGATGCCGATATTTTGGCGGCGTCCGGTATCGAAAAGAACGGAACCGAAAAGACGTTTGATTACGCAAAACGTGTGGTCGCCGAGTTCAAAACCAAAGCGGAAAGCGCAAGCGCATTGCAAACCCAAATCGACAGTCTGACGAAAGAAAAGGCACGTTTGGAAAAAGCCATTGCCGACGGTGCGACGGATGCGGAAACCGCAAAGGCATTGAAGCAAGCAAAGGCAGATTTGCAAAGCGTTACGACCCAATACAACGACCTCAAAAGCAAATACGATGAAGCCGAACAAACCCATACAAAGGAAGTGTTCGGCATTCGTGTTGAAACGGCATTGCAGACAGCAACCGCCGGGTTGAAGTTTAAGGCAGGATTGCCGGAAAGCGCAACAAAGGTTTTGTTAGGTCAAGCAATCGACAAAATTAAGGGTATGAACCCGGAATTTATCGACGACGGCAAAGGCGGCAAAATGTTAGCGTTTAAGGATGAAAACGGCGCAATCATGCGCAACCCGAACAATCAGTTGAACCCGTACACCCCCGGCGACCTTTTGACCCGTGAATTGGAAACAATGGGTATTTTGGATAAGGGACGACAAGGAGCGGGCGGCGGAACGGTTCCCCCAACGGGCGGCGGTGCGGGCGGTAATGTTGCCGTTGACATATCCGGCGCAAAAACGAGGGTTGAGGCATACGACGTAATTGCAAACACTTTGCAACAACAAGGTTTGCAGATTGGAACGGCTGAATTTGACGCCGGAATGAAACAGGCATGGCAGGACAACAATATTGCCGCATTGCCGGAAAAGTAAAAGACAACACGGGTAAAGGGTAAACCCGCATTTATAAACAATTTAATTTTTTAAACAATGAGTTTAATTGCAACAAGAGTACAGAATTGGCGGATAGAGAACCCGGAGTTAGACCGTAATATGTTCCGCCCGTGTGAGTACGGCGCATTGGATTTCTTTATTGAGCAAACCAACGCCCCTAACTCAATCATTAGCCCTAATTTGAGAGATAGAGCATTAGTAAGTATCGGTAACACGGTACAAGTTCCGGTTATCAATTACGACGAAAACGTACAAGTTAGCAACGTGCGTTCGTGCGTTATTGCCGATAATGAAAATACGTCCGCATTGGTAACGCTTGTTTGGGCTACTTATGCAATCGGGTTTACAATGGTTCCGGCGGCATACTCAAACAATGAGATTTCGTACCAACACGATTTTATGCGCAAAATGGAGAAAACAACCCGTGCGTTGGCGGATGCTTTGGACAAAGGAGCCGTTGCCGCATTGGAAGCGAACAAAACGCAAGTTTTCAAAACCTTGCTTAACTACACGCAGACCGGAAACGTGGTACAAGTTCCAACCCAAATGGCAACCGAGATTTTGGGCGACATTAACTCAATCATGCGGGCGAATTGTTACCCGGAATATATCCACCTTATCGCAAATGCGGGGGTTGATAGCCTAATCCGCAAGTTGGCGCAACATAGCGTTTACAACGACGTTAATAAGCGCATGGAATACGACGACAAAGTATTGCATTATACTAACAACGTAACAGACGAAGCGGGTAAAATGGGAACAATGTTTGCCGTTGCCGATGGAAACGTTGGTATCTTAACCCGTGTTGACCGTGAGGCATACCGCCGCACCCGTGCGAATTTCCACGAATGGGACATTGTACGATTGCCGTACATTGATTTGCCCGTTGGTTCGCATTATTATACCGCCGTGGGCGACCAATCGGCGATTATGGGCGACGCAACCGCCGATTTGACGTGTGCCGTTAAGGAGTATTTCGGATTTAGCGTTGATGTTGCCTACATGGTAGCATATAACAGCAAGCCGGACACCGTGGCAAATCCGATTATCAAAGCCGAGATTGCAGCACGCAATCCGAACGAACCGTTAGGAATGCCCGTATATGTAACCAACGCCGGGGAATTTCCCGCCGGGGGGGCAGGCGCATAAGCTGGA